ATCTATTTCAACTACAGTATTCAATACACCATTTACGATTACATTAACACCAAATGCTACAAGTGTTAATGAATCTTCTGCTACACAAGATTCAACTGTAGTTTTTGATGTTCAAACTACAGGCATTCCAGATGGTCAAGTTTTATCCGCAAGAATTGCTGGCGGTTCTGAATTAACATTTGGTGGAACAGGAGCTGTATGGACAGATTACTCTGGACCACCAGGAATTGATGGTGGAGATTTCCCAAGTCAACAAGGATCTTCTACAATCAATAGTAACACAGGTGTTCTAACTGTCCCCATCAATAGAGATGGTAGAACCGAAGGGGATGAAACATTTAGAATTGAGATTACAAATTCAGCAGGAAATGTTGTCGCTACATCTCCAGATATTACAATTAATGATACATCTTACGTTGGTTTGAATAAGGACAACAAAACGTTTGGTCCAATTCATGTTATTCGTGATGGTGGTGATGTAAATAATACCTCAGACTGGTATAATATATGTGGGCTTGACGCTGTTCCAGACGGTGCTAAAATTGCTATATTTGTTGATGGTTCTGGTAGTATGACTATGGGTACTGTTCAAGCTTCTTATGATAAACTAGCAGCTAAACTTAATGAAAGGGGTATCTCTTTTATTACAGTAACAAACTCCAATGAAGATTGGATCACGCCCTTTGATGTTGAATTAAACTAAAGTATGAATTTTGAATCTCTTCGTAATAAATTTGAAAAACTAAAAGAGGATTGGGCAGAAGATAGTCATGTAGATTTTCAGTTTAAGAATAAACAATACACTGCTGACTTAGGTCAACTTGCACTTGACATCCCTTTCCAACACAATAAATACTTATGCCACTACACGGATATCTCTCAAATTAAAACTTCACTGGAATTTGAAATTCGCAAAATGGTTAAAGAAAAGCGTGAGTACTACGGAGGAGAAGCTGACGCACAGACATATGCAAAGAAACCATTTGGTAACAGTATTAAAACATCTGAAAAGATGAAAGTTTATTTAGAGTCTGATGAGGAAATCATCAATCTAGAAGCAAAGATCAAATATCTAGACCAAATGCTTTACTGGTTAGATCAGGTCATGAAACAAATTTCTAATAGAGGTTTTCAAGTTAAGAGTGCCATTGAGTGGGAGAAATTTATCAATGGACAGTAATGACACAACTCTCAGTACAAAAGAAGAATGAGGTCTATGTTAGGATTACTACTAAGGAACCACACGTCCACCATGAGTTAGCAGATTACTTTTCATTTGAAGTACCAGAAGCAAAGTTTTTAAAAAGAAATCCTAGGTATAAGTATTGGGATGGAACTATCCATCTATACTCACCTGCTACTGGTGAACTGTATCATGGTTTGATGAACCACTTACACACGTGGGCAGACGAAAGACAATACCAGATATCCTATGAGAAGGATGCCTGGTATGGTGATATTCACGAGGAGAATAATTTTGTTTCTCCCCGTGGTGTTAAATTGTTTATGGATAAAATCTGTAATATCAAACCACGTGATTACCAATACAAAGCAGTGTATGAGGCAATCAAAAATAACCGTAAGTTATTGCTTTCTCCTACTGGCAGTGGAAAATCTTTGATGATCTACTCTCTCGTCAGATACTATGCTGCCACCAACAAGAAGATACTTATAATCGTCCCAACTACATCCCTTGTGGAGCAAATGGTCAATGACTTTATTGACTACGGATGGAACGCCGACGATTTTATTCATAAGATCTATGGTGGTAAGGATAAGAATACTGATAAAAATATTATTATATCTACTTGGCAATCTATCTACAAGTTTCCCAAGAGATACTTTGATGACATTGATTGTGTCATTGGAGACGAGGCACATCTATTTAAGAGTAAATCCCTCACTGGGATTATGACTAAGTTACATAACGCAAAGTATCGCTTTGGTTTTACTGGAACTTTAGATGGATCCAAGACTCATAAGTGGGTGTTAGAAGGTTTATTTGGTTCTTGTGATAGGGTAACAAAAACTGATGACCTAATCAAGTCTGGATACCTGTCACGTTTTAGAATCAAGATATTGTTATGTCAACACGCACCTCAGCATTTTGAATCTTACCACGATGAAATAGATTATCTGGTTGAGCATAAGGGTAGAAATAACCTCATCAAAAATTTGGTCAAAGACCTTGATGGCAATACGCTTGTGCTCTTCAACTACATTGAGAAGCACGGCGAACCTTTGCATGAGTTGATAAATAACACAGTAGAAGAAGATCGCAAGGTTTTCTTTGTACATGGTGGCACCGAAGTTGAAGATCGTGAAGAAGTTCGTTTAATTACTGAACAAGAAGATAATGCAATTATAGTAGCATCCTATGGAACATTTTCAACAGGAATTAACATTAAAAGATTACACAATATTATCTTTGCTTCTCCTAGTAAGTCTCGTATCCGTAACCTCCAATCCATCGGACGTGTTCTCAGAAAAGGAGAAGGGAAGGACATAGCAACATTATATGATATTGCTGATAACATCGGCGGTCAAAATTACACACTTAAACATTTAAACGAAAGAGTTAACATTTATAATGAGGAGAACTTCAAGTATGAAGTTATCAAAGTCAATCTAAGAGCAAACTAATATGGAGGATAAAAAACCAAAAAACGTGGAAGATGATTTTATTGCTACAATTAAATTAATTACTGGTGAGGAACTTATCTCATCAGTCTCATACATGCCAGATGATGACAGTCTAGTTTTAGAAGGTCCAATGGTAGTGAGTAGAGTTGATTCGCAACAAAAAGATGTTCGCATTAATGGTTTCGCTCTACAAGAATGGATTGCGTCTACGTTTGATCAAATGTTTGTCTTACCTAAGGCACATGTAATTACCATGACTGAAGTTGAAGATGTACAGATTCAAGAGTTTTATAAAGAATGCGTACATAGACATACTACTCAAGTACAAATGTTTAAGGATACATTTGAACCTAAAAAGTTTAACCGCAACATGGGTAGATTAGGATCTACAAAAGAAACTAGAAAGAGCTTAGAAGACTTATTTAATAAAAGCTAGAACCTTCCGTTGAACCCTTACAGAGTTAGTCTACTGCGTTTGTCATCCGTTGTCAACCCCCTTGACAATGTGCCTGTTGTCACCTATACTTAAAGTAACAGAAATGCCTAGGATGAGAAAAAAGACTGAATACTACGTCAACAATAAAGAATTTCTAGAAGCGATTACTGTCTATCGTAATGCTGTTATCAAAGCACGTGAGGCAGAAGATCCCCGACCTCGTGTCCCCAATTACATTGGTGAGTGCTTCTTGAAGATTGCTACACACTTATCATACAAACCAAATTTTGTCAATTATATGTTCCGTGAGGACATGATCTGTGATGGCATTGAAAACTGCCTTCAGTATATTGACAACTTTAATCCAGAGAAATCTTCTAACCCATTTGCATACTTTACTCAAATCATTTACTACGCATTCTTGCGTCGTATTCAAAAAGAGAAAAAACAAATGGAAATCAAGAACAAGATTCTTGAGAAGTCAGGGTACGATGAAGTCATGCACACAGACACATATGATGGTACAATGGCAGGTATGAATGCATCACATTCTGATATGGGAAGCATCAAAGAAAACATTGAAATCAAGATGAACCGATAATGGATGAAGATCATTTGCCGCCACATCTGAATGATCTATGGGAAGACATGGATCGCCTCAATGCAATGTATGAAGAACTTATGTGGGATCATGAAGTCCCACTTGAGTTTATAGCAGACTATAAAAATAACTGTATTATTATAAAACCATATGAATCTTCTTGAAGTTCAACTTGCTGTTGTCAAAAAGATGAGAGAGATGTATCCTAATTATAGAGCATCTTTTAAAATCAAAACAACACATATCTCATGAACATCTTTGTAACTGATCCATCACCAAGAAAATCTGCTCAGGTTTTACCTGATAAACATGTAGTAAAAATGCCACTGGAATCATGTCAAATGTTATCAGTCATTTTCTCTCATTGGTATTATGATTGGGGTGATGATAT